AAAAACCACATTTTTTGAACTTTTCCCTCGTGGAGGAGTTTTGTTGCTAGACGACGAAATGCTGGTGTCGCAAGCGGCCCGTTTCGTACCCCCTACCTTCTTCGCGACGACAGAAAGGTTGCACAAGGCATCTGCTGCCTCTCCTGTTGGGGTGCGCCGCCGTGGCGTGCGACGCAGGGTCCGAGCTGCTGGCACCGGAGGCGTGCCCGGGCGATTCCGTTGCGGTCAGCGTGGTCACCGCAAACCGAATCAGCATGTTGGTCATCAGCGTCAGCAGGCTGATGGCCTTGCGCTCGTTCGTATTCGCAGCATCGAACAGTTCCAGCAGATCAGCCAGGGTCGGCGTGGTTTCGATATCATCACTGCCGATGGACTGGCGTGCCTGTGGATACATTTTCGGGTCCATGTCTTACCCCTTGGCTGGAATTCAGTGTTATGCGGGGCTGCCCGCCAAAGCAGCCCCGCCCGAATGTCAGTCAGTTCAGGCTGGTGCTATCAGCCCAGAATGCGACAGCCCAATTCAGGCCGCACGCACAGTCCGCCATACAGGATATCGAACGACCAGCGGGTGCGCTTGTGCTGCCTGCCGACTTCCAGCCGCAAGGTCAGCCCACTGACATCATCTGTGGCAGCCTGAAGCAGTGACCCAAGACCGTCACCAGGAACTTCCAACTGCCGTGTAGCAAAGGCAATGGCATCCCGGTGGAAGGCCATGTTCGGCGTGTGTTCAGCCAACACCGTGACGGCTTCCGAACCTACCAGGTCTGCCTGAAGCGCCGGATAGATCGGCAGGTCCGTGTTGGTGCCCTGGACAATCGTAGTGTCAGCGGTGACCACGTACTGCTGGGTGAAACCAGCGAAGGTCACAATGTCACCTTCCAGGGCATCCCAATTCGCGCCCGCGCCCTTGGCGATGCTGATGGTAAGATCGCCAGCGGTGTGGGCACCGTTCACGGTCATGGCGCCTGCGCCGACGGCATTGGGCGTGTGCAGCCCGATGTTCTGATCGATGAACCAGTCGAATCCCAGCTTGCGACCGATCTGGCCTTCGATGATGCCAGCGCCATCACCACGCCAGGACTGGTCCTGAAATGCGCGGTTCATCAGTGCATTGGCTTCGGCTGACGGGTCCAGAACAGCACGCCTGTCGCCTGATGGGCAAAGCTGTTCGAATAGTATCTTCCTGGCATCGACAGCATCCTGAATATCGCTGGCAAACGGCGCCGTGCCTGCTGTACCCACTGCACCGTAGAAGCCCTTGTAGAAGGCCAGCAGGTAGCTGTCCACGTTATTCGCCAGCGCCTTGATTGCTTCGCCCACCTGTAGGGGCATGAAGCCGTCAAACGCTTCGGCGATATCTTTGTCTGACAGGAAGAACGGTGCTTCATACCACTGGTCTAGTGGCACCTGCACCGTAGTGGGAACCACACCGGCGTCATCCGGTGCGACATAGGAAGGCGAGACTTGCACTGCCGTGATTGCAGATGCAATCGGCACATCAATCGTCGCTCCCTTTTGCGCAGCTTCACGGCTGTAATCGCTGTTGACCAGCCGGGGCATGATGGCCAGTTCGCGTAGCGCCATCAGACCCTGTGCCAGAATCTGCGGAATGACTGCTGTAAGGGTGTTTACGTTTGCCATGGTGGCACACTCCTTCAATGGCGTGTGCCCTGTGGCATCAGATATCCACAGGGCGGGTGACTATTCCTTGGGTATCCCCTAGGGATGGCCGACCCGCCCTTGGCTGGTCGGTGCAGCCAGATCAATCAGTCAGGGACTACTTCGATTTCGCCTTTTGCTACACCTTCAAGCGTTCCAGCCCTGCCCATTTCACTGGCCTTGACTGTTTTCTTGGCGCCAGCGCCGGTGCCACCTTTGCCGCCAGTACCTGCTGCGCCGGAACCAGACTGCCCGCTGGAATCGAAGGCGCGACCATAAACATCGCTGCCCTTCATTTCAGCAAGCAGATCATCAACAGTGAACGGATTGCCAGCGGAGTCTTTTATCCGTGGCGACCCGGCTGCATCTAACACCTGCAATATAAACGTACCACCGTCAGTGCGGTCTACTTTGGTCATACCGGCGATGGCGGGTTCCAGAAGTTCGACCGAACCACCAGCAGCAGCAACCGCCCTTCGGACTTCCGACTTCCTGAAGTAATCACGGGCTGCCTTGCGTTCGGCTTCTACTTCCTGCTGGGCCTTTTCGGATTTGGCCGCGTCTTCCTTCTTCGCCTTGGCCAGCTTTTCTTCATATTCCTTCTTCAGTGCATCAAGGTCACCAGCGGCAATCAGACCGTCTTCTTTTGCCTTGTCTGCTGCTGCCATCGCCGCCTTCACTTCTTCGACACTCATTCCTTCCCACACCTTCAACTGATCTTTCAGTTTCTTGGTGCCGGTCAGCAGTTCATCGCGCTTGGCTTTTAGACCGATCACATCAGGATGATCGTCGATGCCTTCCGCTGCCAGATAGAACTTGCCGTCATCACCTTTGGTGTAATGCTTCTTCACTTCTTCCGGCAGGTCATCGATTGATTCCAACACAGTTTTTAGAGCCACCGTAATCCCCCATGGGTCTTATGGTTCGTTGCGCAGAATAGGATAATCATCGGAATCAGTCAAATCAAATTGAGTCATTCCAATGACTCTCCTATTTCCTACTTCCTACTTCCTACTTCCTTGCCCCACCCCCCTGCCCCACCCACTCCCTTCCCTTCCCTACTTCCTACTTCCTGCTTACCAATGCCATTCGAATGGCATTGGGTATGGCATTCCAATGACATTCAGCTTTCACGCCTTTCGAACAGGATTCCATTATCATTAGGATATTCAGAAGTGTGGTCATTATCACCATTCCAGATGGGCAAAGGTATGCCTTCTTTGAAGGCTTCACACTGGCGTTCCTTCGTACTTATCAGGTGTTCACAAAAACTGCACACAGGGCTGTAGCTAATAATACCTTCATCTACTTCTTCATCGAAGAAAGGGTCTGTGTGACCAACAGCCAATTCCCATGTAATTCCACCATCATTGCTATAGCTCTGGCGATGATCGACTTCACCGCCCAGCACTTCCGGTGGGACGCCCCGTGGGAATGCCAGACATCCAGATGGCATAATGCCGTGCCGATCAGCGAATTGCCGGTCTAAATTATTATAGTAATTGGCGCACGTTGCACACTGGAATGATTGCATTGTATCCCTTCAATCACCAACCGGCAGCGAATCCATGATCAGCAGCCAAAGTCCATTCTTTCATGCAGGCATCCATGGCCTGTAGAATTGGGGCAGGCACTATATTGCGCCTACCCATCCTGATCATTGCCCATGTTTCTGCCCACAATTCATCGAAATTCTTGCGAGCATATCCACTGACACCGTATGTGATCGGGTGCATAACAAAATCGACACCCGCTTTGCGCAGTTCAGCGACCCATCTATCACGAATCGGTTTGCCTGCTGTATCCACTCCGCGCCACATCACAGCGTGGCCAGCTTCGTGATGTGTGATAGCGGCAAACTGTTCTTCCCGTGGATACATGAAAACCTGGTTGCTTATGCCGTTATTCCACTTAGCAATAGCTGCCTTTTCTTCCAGATTAACGATTAAACGCTCGATAGTCCAGTCTGCCCCTTTGACCTGGCCATATTTGTCCATCACTTCCTGCATAATGTCGGCACCAAGTTCGCCCCGTAGTGCGGCAGCGTCACGCAGATAATCTGCTGATGCTTTAGCCCTGGCCGTTGCACCGATTGGCACCCGTACAGTATCAGACCATCCGGTGAGCGCACCGCGCTGGAATTCGATGTTGTCCCAAATCTTGTTTTCGAAGGTCAGTAGGTCCAACTGATTTCCATATTGAATTGATACTGTACTAAGACCCTGCTTGCGTGCTGCAATTCGTGCCCGCGTGACAATTTCCTGTGCCTTATTCCTTAGTGCCGGTTCCTGTCCAACGAAGTGGGCACAATTTGATCTCATACGTGCAGTGCCTACGTGGTGCAACTTAATGCCCAGCGGTTCCAAGTCACGCGAAAAGACCTGATTCACTGTATTGGCCTGTTCCACTGTCCATTTCTGGCTGTGATATTTTGCTTCACCCACCACGAAATGCTTTTCAGCATAGTCGTTGGCTTCCTTCAGGGTCGTGGCCCGCTGGAATTTCACCTTGTCTTCCATGGCCCGTTCCCATCCCAAGCTGGCCCTGGCTTCAAGGCGGCGGGCAGCTTCGGCTTCGGTCAGTCCAGTAGGTCGCTGGGCAGCTAGCCATTCTTCGACCTGGTTGGTCCACGACCGCTTCCATTTTTCGATATGAACCGTGGCGCCCATTTCTTCGGCCAGATCATTCATTATATCGAGCGACAATTGGCGGTTCAGCGCATCCTTTGTTATGCCCCGCATTTCACCGGCCATGATCTTGGCGTTCATGGCATCGATATGCCTGGTCTGGATGGCTGCCCACTGATCAGCCCACTGATTCATCAGGGCTTCGCTATCCATGGGCCAGCCGTTCTTCGGTCTTATCAGGCGCGTGATCTGGCCACGGTGCAGGATGCGGATTTCAGTGGCATTCATCTGCGCGGCGAATTCGAAATGATGCCAGTCGGCCACCTTGTGCCAGGTCTTATCATTGACAATACTGATCACCGGCTGCTGGCTTTTCAGATACTGCGAATTCAGCATCATGCCCTTGGGTGTATTGACCGGTTCCATGTATCGACCGTAGAGCGTACCCTGACCTTCGCTGGCCTGAAACAGCACCTTGCCATTGCCCGGATGGGTGAATAGCACATCGCCATTGTAGGGTGCATTCCGGTGTTCGAATTCCCACTTGCGCAGGTCGAATGCCTGCTGATCGGTCAGCACGCTGGTGCCAACCGGCGTGCCACCAGTGCGGGCTGCTTTGCGAGCCTGACGCTGCACCTGGCTGCCTGCGATCTGCGCCGTCAGTTCCTTCAGGCTGATCACGCTGCCATCTTTCCTGATCAGCTCGCGCAGGCCGATCTGGCCCGATCTGAACAGTTCGGCCTTGCCTTTGCCCAGCACCGTCACCTGGCGTTCTAGTGGCTGGTCCTTCAACCAGCCTTCGAAGTTGGTCTTGGCTGATACGGGGCCATCCATAGACGCCCGCAGCCCTTCAGGCGGCGCCTTGATGCCCCAGCGTTCCCAATTGATGACCGGGATTGTGGCAGATCGGCAATTGAAGTGCTGCGGCGGCAGTGGGCCTTCCCCATAGCGGAATCGCTGGCCATCCAATTCGGCACAGCGTTCGGTGGTGCGCAGATCGAGCGTAGCCAGATATTCATATTCTTCGGTGATATCATCATTGGCCATGTAGGTGGCCTGCTGCGCCTGCACAGCGATATCGGTGACGGCAGTGCGAACGATGGTGCGGGCTTCCCTGGTGGTGGTGGACATCACACCGCCACGGTAGACCCCCGGCTTGATCGCCCTGCCCCGCACGCGGCGCACCATGTCATCGATGGTTTCATTCTGCATTACGCCAAGCTGTATCTGGCGGCGCACTCGATCTATGGTGGCCCGTTCCATGGTTTCCGCCCACTCCGACATGGTGGCACCCATGAACGGGTTACGCTCTACGATGGCTTTGGCCAGGAATGGGCCTACCAGGGCTGGACTGACATCGACCCCGAATCCGGCCAGTGACTGCTGCAACAGGTCGTGGGCGAAGCCAGCCTGGTGATCGAATACGTTCTTCAGGTAATCGGCAGATATCGACTTATATTCGCTGAAAGCGCCGCCGATGGTCTGATCGAATTCCTTCAGGATGGACTGAATCTTAGTAGTGCGGGCGGTAGGCTTTGCCAGTGGTTCCCATGCGCTGATGATGCTGCCGTGCCGCTGCATCTGTGCGGCCAGATCGTCGAACAGATCATGCAGCAGGCTATCGACCTGCCGGGACAGACCATTGCCCATGCGTTTAACGGCCAGGGTATTTCTGATCACGCTGGCTATGGGCGAAGTGTCTGGCATTGGTCTACTTAGTTCTGTACGTAGTTCTGTACGTAGTTTTAACGAATATGCTAAAAAGCCGCGTCATTGCTGTACTTAGTTGCCTACGTAGTTTCCTACTTAGTTATTGTCTTCGGTTTCTTCGCACCGCATACGCCTGTCTTTGACTTCCTTCAGCGTGGTCTTTCGCACGGATGCCCCGCAGTTCGGGCAGCTAAGATAACGACCGGGACCGATCATATCCCAGCGGCAGCTATCGCAGCACCAGCCGCGTATGCCGCCCATTATGCCTTGCCGCGCCTGGCCTGGCTGGCCTTCACCGCCCTGCCCTGTGCAGCAGCCTTGGCCTTGGCCCGCGCTGAACCTGCTGCGTCACCCGTCCTGTATCTGTAGCACTTGCCATCTTTGCCCCACTTCCAGCCTGGCCGCCCGCCTTCAGTGCATGGTTGGACTGGCATGGTCATCTACCCTTCTTGTTCCACTACCCAGCAATCAGTCAGCCGGACCAGGATGACCCAGCCATCGAATTCGCCAGCTAGGCCACTTCCATCCGGGTGTGGGTCGTGGACCATTTCACCATCAAGTGTCACTATGCTGTGCCCGACAGGTTGACCATCTTCATCCACCAGATCACGCGGTGATGGTCCCTGGCCGACATGATAGCCTTCGGGGATGATGCGATCTTTACCGCCCTGGTCGTAGTGAACAGCCAAGAATCCATGGCCAAGGCAGAAAGCACGAACGATGTTGAACCAGTGCTTCTTTTTTAGATGGGCTTCTGTGTATAGATCAGGGCAGCTATCCAGGCGAACTTCCAGAATCGATGCGATGCAGGCCATCAGACAGTCGCCTTCGGGATAGCCAAATCTGGTCTGCATAACCGGCTTCATTTCATCCCTTCTTCTTCCGGCGCCTGCGCAGCGCCGGGTGAACATCACGGTGCCTGCTGTATTTGCTGTTGGGTGCCCCGCCCTTGATGTCGGGCATCTTCGGCATACCCATGGTCACCAGGGCCATCAGCATCACCATCAGGCTGCGATCTGTGTTGCCCATCAGCCGACAGCCTTTCTGTGGCTGTACGTAGTTTTGCAGAATGCGCCGCAAAGCCGCATTCTAGCTGTACTTAATTCATGTGGGCAAGTGCGCGGTACGTCTGACTATGAATTTATTAAATGATTGAACGAGCGAACACGGTGAGCATCAGGTGCGGTTCGCTGCTTTCGGACCCTTGCCGCACGTCGGTCTGCTTGTTGTAGTAATGTGTAGACAGACCCCGTGAACCTTCTACCGTTACACACGGTGTTTCTTTTTCATCCATTCGAACATTGACCACAATGGTCCCTGCCCTGACTTCCAGGTTATCGTTGCTACCTAGATCGATTATCGTCTTTTTCGTTGTGTGCATGATAGCAGTCCTTTCATCTAGGACGCCCTACGCACTGCCCACAAATTCATCCACCTGCCTTTCTGATGTTGGCCTGCTTCCGCCGCCTGGCAGCCTGGTGCCGTCTGTCCCGCTTCGATTCCGCCTTCGGTGTCTGCCGACGCAGCGTGCCCCTGTCATTGACCAGCTTGTACCTGATGCCGCTGCGACCAATTATGATATCGCCCTTCTTGGCCACTCTGCGCTGCGACCATGGCCGGGGCTTCGGCAGCGTCAGCAGATCACTGGCCTTCAAGGTTTCCGGCTTCGCCTTCCTTCCCCGTTTCGCCTTCTTCTGGCGGGCCACCTTCACCACCTTTCTTCTTTCCACCGAACAGCTTCTGCATGACTGTCATTTCGGCTTCACTGGCTTCTTCCAGGCGCTGAAGTTCTTCTACGGGGTCGAACGTGGCAGGCAGCACTTCCCCGGCGATCAGCAGTTCCCACAGCGTCTGTAGCGTCAGATATCCCTGTGCCACCATCTTGGCCAGCACATCGATCATCTGCGGGTCCATCTGCTGGGCCATGAAGTCGAAGTTCACGTTCACTTCACCGCCGCCGTCTATCTTCATCCACATGGCCGTCAGCCGCAGGCATTCATTCAGGCCGTCTTCCAGGCCGCGTGCAGCAGAAGCCAGGGCGCTGTCGGATTCGGCCTTATCGATCATCTTGGCCTGTGCCGTTTCTGCTGACCGCGTCTGGCGTTGCAGCATCGCCAGGCCCAGCGCCGCCATGCGTTGCTCGATGTCCTGTATCTGTAGGCGGCCATGACTCAGTGCATTGCCTTTCGGTTCCAGGTAGACGGCACTGCCGCCTTCCGGCAGGATAACGCCTACATTGGACCCGACCTTCAATTCGTTTTCTTCTTCCAGGCCGGTGAAGATCGGGATGGGGATGCTGCACACATGCAGGGCATTGTCCTGGTCAGATCGCACCTGGTAATGCTTGATGTTTTCCAAGGCCAGATCGAGTAGCGCCGGGTCGCTTTCGAAGTAGGCGGTGCGGTTCACGTAGATCGCCACCAGCGGGATTTCGGGGATGGTCAGCCGACCTTCCTTTTCCATCACGTACTGTTCGCCGATCTTCTTTGATTTTTCCCGCTTCACCCATTCTTCCCATGACACATACCGGGCGTCGGCGCCATCTTCCCCACGGGCATCCATGATGCGATAGACCCGGATGCGCTCGACTTCCTTTTCGCCGAACCTGCCATCTTCTTCGGTGGTGATGAACTGGATGGCCGCCTGTGTCAGCACCGTGCGTCCCTGTTCCTGGCGGGTGCGGAAAGACAGCACCTGCTGCTTGCGCACATCGAGCCAGTACGGACGCAGCCCCTTGCTGCGCTCATCGGCCAGCGTGGGCACTTCACCTTCTTCCACGCTGGGATAATCCACCAGCACGCAGGCATGACCATCGATCATGGCATCGGTAAAGACATCCCGGCTGAACACCGTGAAATGCCTGCCCTGTAGGTCGATGTCATCCATGAGTCCTTCGATGATATCCGGCACTTCTTCGGTAGGCTGCGGGTCGTTGCGGAAGATCATGCCGACCAGGCCATTGACGGTGCGCTTGAAGGCATTGAACAGCACCGACTGTTTCAATCGGGAACTGTAGGCGGTATCTATTTCTTTCGGGAACTGCGGTAGATACAATCCGCCCCTGTCACGCATGTTCAGAGTGCCAGCGAAGACATCCCGGCAAACATCGACGGCTTTCTGCTGCCGATCATGGGCCTTGCCCGTGGTTGATGGGTCGTCTTTTTTCGCTGCCTGCACAGTCGCTGTATCAGGCATCGGTTTCACCTTTCATCAAACGTGATGCTCTATTTCACGGGCTGTTCGCTTCGGTGCGGTCACCCGATAGCGGGTTTCATCCCCTATGTGATCTTCGGTGTCGGTATCCACATCATCCGGCTTTGCTTCATCGCGTGACAGCACAGGGAACGTCCTTCTGAACTGCATACAGGTGTTGAAGACGTACAGGTGCGGCAGGTCTTTGTCATCGTCCACAGCGGCCTTCAGGCGTCGCCTTACCGCTTCCCAGCCAGGTATCCGGCTGCCGGGCTTGGCATCACCCGCCGTGAACTTCGCCCGCCCTTTCATGGCATCATGGATGGTGCGCCGTCCTGGTTCGGCATAGAAGATCGTCGGGTCTGCCGGTCCCGGTTTCACCCGGTCCCGTATGCCCATCTTTTCTTCACGCTTCTTGATGCCCTTGGCGATGTCCACATCCTGCATCCGAATGCCGGTGTTCGGATTGCGGCCATCCCAGCCATACCATTCGGCGATTCTGAACAGCGTCTTCGGCGGATAGATGCGTTTGTTCGGCGCCAGCGTGCCATCGGATTCTGCCCACCGGCGGCACTTCTGTCAGTGGCCATGGCTGAATGAAATGCACGCTATCATCCCACAGATCGTCGAACATGCCCCCGGCGACGATATCCCAATCACCGTCTTTCCACGCCTTACGCTGGTGATCACCACCGGTCGTGGCGGCCAGTATGGTGTAGATATAATTCGGGTCGGCGGCCATCAGCGCCAGGTTTTCGGTGTAGTGGCCGTGGATGGATACACGCTCGATGTGGGTTTCGGGGTCGGTGTAGACATGCCCGCGTGGCGCCACATCGATGAAGTAGGCTTTCACGGCATTGTGGCCCTTGCCCCACGGATTGGCCGTGGCCCTGATCATCTTCAGCCGGGACGCCATGACATTGGTAGATCGGTTGCACGCCTTCATCAGATTGTAGCATTCCAGGGTAGTCCAATTGGTGAGTTCATCCCAGCCTAGGAAGGGATATTCATGGCCGTGGTAGTTCCAGTAATCACGGGGATGGCTCATGTAGCGCAGCAGCAGGGATTCACCTGTGGGCCACCGCCAGGTGTGTTCAGTGGAATTGTAGTCAGCGGTGGGGAATATCTGGCTGAAGCGACTGACGGTTTTTTCGATCAGGTCTTCAAGCTGCTTGTAGGTTTCACGGAAGATGATGCCGCGCCATGATCTGCCCATGCCGGTGCCCACATGCTGGGCGAAGGACATGAATAGCCAGTCGGTTTTGCCTGGCCCGCGTGTGCCTTCGAACAGCACTTCACGGACAGGAACGATCAGTGCCATGGTTTGGGAACCAGGGTGCGGTTCCCAAATCACCTTCGGCTGCTGATCAGTTTGGCTGGTCGGGGCTTCCGCCTGCGCCTGGAACATTGGCCTGCTGGTAAGCTATTATCTGCAAGGCTCTTTCCTTCGAATCGACATAAGGCACCTTCATCACACCCGTCTGGATGGTCTGATCGATGTCTACCTTCTGCCGGTTGGTGTAGCTGCCGCCTTCATCCTTTGCCGCCTGTTCCATCGCTCGTAGAACCATGTCATAGTTGCGCATCTTCAGTGCGCCGTCGATCACCTTCTGATAGATACCCATGCGGTACGGCATCTTCGATACCGCGTGCATAGCTGCATCAGTCAGAAAGCGATGCCGCGTGGCATGAAATAGATCGCACCACTTCTTGGCCAGGCTACGCTGGCCGTTGTGTTTGGTGGGGTCATACCGCTGCACGGATTGCTTGCGAATATCGATATCCCATTCTTCGCTGACGTATGTGACCACTTCAGTCGGGGTCCAGTAGCAGGCCAACATGATGACCACAGCCGATTTCTGTGCATCTACCATCTTGTTGTTATTCGCCATCACACCCACTCCCCGTCAGCGAAGCGTCAGCAGAATTGTTGTCTGCTTAACGGCAGCCGTGGCAACTAGAGCATGGCCGACATGAACGGCTGTAGCCATATCTCAGCAGACCCCGCGTTACAAACCCCATCTTCTGCTGCTTCACAATCCATGGTTTCTCGTAGTGCCTTTTCATTGTTCCCCTTCTTCCACTTTTTATGGTGGTCTAAATATCACTATACATCTTGGGAATGGGACAGCCTTGGTCTGCCTAATCCAACGAAGTTCACTCCCCCCCTTTATAACACAATTGTGCCACCATGACCGATCTGGCGCGACAGGGACTAAACATACCACAGTGGCACCTTTGATACTTTCAGAATATGCCTTTTGTATCCAACCCCCTAAATCTTGACCATAAGGTGGATTCATCCAGCATATTTCATTAGACCAATCCTGCTGCTGGCCGTCTTGTTCCTTCGTCCAATACTTCTTACACTTCGCATTCCAATCTGACGCGCATACATCTACTGTAAATCCAAACTCTCTATTCAGTTCGGCAAACAACCAGGATGGTGTGCGTGCATGCAACGTGGTCACTTCCACTGATGTACCTACCTGCTTTTCCATGCACCGCACTAGGTCTGGTAAGCGTTCCCGACTCACCACGCCTGGCGGTATATAAATGACATGGCCAGGGATGGCTTCCCGACATTCCATGTTTCCCCTTTTTCTTCCTGTCAGCAATCACCGCCGATGCTGATGTTGACATTCTGCACACCAAGTGAAGCAGCCTTTAATATGAAGTCGCGTGCCGCAATCAGCAAGCGCATCGCTGATTCACTGCCGGTGTTGTATGTCTGTGCCAGTTCCAATGCCTGCCGTGCGAGCTTCACATGCGGTTCCGGTTCTGGTTCATACATTGGACCCAGCGAATTCATCAGGTGCGCTTCTTCCGGCGTGGCCTTTCGCATGAATTCACCGCGCCAATAATATGCCCAACCGTGGGGCTTCTTTATCCAGCAGTCGTGTTCATGTGGACCCTGCATTTTCGGTTCAATTATTGCCATGTCAGCAGCCTTTCTATTCCTGGCCGCACGCGCAGCCAGCCTTCGATCTGTGTAGAAGCCGTAGGGAATAGTGATCATACCTTCCCTGCCCCTGCCCTGTGCCATTTCAGCCACCATCCTAGCTATTACTTCAGAAGCCTTTCTGGCCAGCCTTTCTGTCGCCCTTTCACTCAGAAACCTGTGGAAACATGGGTGCGCGGCCATCAATCTTCCCCCTTGCATGAATAACATATAAGCACCGCGTTGTTATCGCTGTCGCTGCCGATGAAGCATTCATCGCCCGAAATGAATCCGTAGCCACACCCATGGCATTCAGTATGGATACCACCATCTGAATGGACGCTATCTACAAACAGCGACATATAGATGATCATTTCAGCCGCCTTTCTGCATTCTGTGCCTATGCCAAGCCATCAGGATATCATACGCCTGCTGCTTTGTCAGTTCCGCTGCGCCCGCTGCGATGGCTTCCTTCCGTTTGGACTCCACCAGATCGTAGTGCGGCACGGAACCGCTGTCATGGAACCACTGTCGCTTTATCCCGATCTTGGCCGCCAGGGCATGAAGATCGTCGATGGCATCCGGCGTGCTGACCAGGTGGCAGCTTTTGAGAATCCTGCCAGACAGTCGGAAGCCGTGCCCGGCCAGTTTATCGACACCGATCATCAGTAATCCCTTGGTCCAACCAGTGCGTTGGCCAGGTCTTCGACCGCGCATTCGTATTTCTGCCGCCATTCCTTTTCGATGACATTCCTGACTGTTTCATCCTTTATACATTCAAACAGCATACCATACAGCGTTCCTGTCACCGGTTCCCAAGTGATATGCAGCAGTTCATGCACCAGGGAATGCACCCTGCCATTGGGGCCAAGCGTCAACCATTCAGGACCAACGAACAGGAATGCCCGCCTGTACTCTGTCTGTGTGTTGGTGGAAAACGTGAAATCACCTTCGGTCGCATAGCTTATCTTCACGAAATGGCACCAGGTAGGCACCAGGTGCGACCATTCATCCACCAGTGGCCGCAGGGCGGCCTTCAATTCCTGCGGCATGTTATTATCCCATGCAAATCGCAGTGTGCGTGCAATATCTGCATCCATCATTCTTCTCGTTTCTTCGGGAATTCTCTATGATTCCAGGCGTCCATTGCTTCTGTGCCATTGACACCCACATGCTCTAAGACTGGATTGACGGGACACACATCTACCCCGCTGCTGCAACCTATCGTTATTCGTACGATTCTGTAATGTATGTGTTCCTTCTCGATAGCTGGTTTGCTGCCGCAGAAAGGGCATGGCAATAGTTCGATACTCATTCTACCACTTCCACGCGCACATCCCACACCAACCGGACCTTCTTACCGCAGGCCGGGCAGACGGTCGGTTCTTCATCGCTGGTGGAAAGATTGAAGTCCACCATTTTGATATCGCAGCGATATCAATTCTGATAGTGGACTAACATCATTCTCATGCCGCCCGGTATGGCAATCTATCCGTGTATCCAATTGCCGTTCATTGTTCGTGTAGATGCGGTCATCCTGCCAACCATCACCTTGTGTATCTTGTGGTGTGCCATAGATAAGACTTAAAATCTTCTCTACTTTCACAATGTGTCCTGTGCTTCTGTGGTGTATCACTGCTACTCCGTGAGCGTTGGCAGTCTCCCATTCCTTCCCGCATTCTTCACACCAAGCACGTACCGTATGGATATAGTAATACTCACATGCCACGGTAATCACCTATCCTTCATCGTTCCAGATATCCATGGTCTGTTCCAGCGCATCAATCGCTTCGGTCGTTCGGTCCACCACCACCTGCGCCCTATCGCGCCGTTGCTTCGCAAGCTGTATCAGTTCGTGGGCCAATTCACGCGCACCCGTCTTCACTTCGGTTTCTGTGGTGCCTGATTGCTGGCTGGCTGCCACGGTCTTTCCTTCTATAAAGTTGCCGAAGCCAGCN